GCAAATTATCTACTAACAGATTACGCTGCTAGGAGTCCATGTTGAACACTATCAATAAAACGAATACGCTGGGTATTTACGCCAGTTGCTGGCGGCAATGTTACTGTTTGGTGGAAGCGATAAGAAGCCCATCCACCGATGGTTGCTGTCGGGTCAAAGCTAGACGGAGGAGCGTCGGTCACGACACGACAATCAATCGTGCGCCAATCTCCCTCATCGAGATCTGTATCACCCGGCCATTTGTTATCTGTTCTTTCAAACAGAGATTGGTCATTTCTGCCAACCACTCATGATTTTTATTCTCATGAGAGCGGACTATCGCATCACCCCGAAGGGTGTTTCCTCGTTTAGTCTCTCACGGTCCTTTCGGTTCCGCCTTGTTAGCATTTCAGCTTCCAAGTCAATTAGAGGAAATTTTCTGCTAGTAGATTACGCTACTAGGAGTCCATGTTGAACTTGCAACCATACACCAATCATCGAATAATTTCCGAAGACGTAGGTGCGGTACGCGGTCTTAGTTGCGCTGTAGTTAGCAGTCTTGGTTACGAACGGCGTCTGGCGGAACACAATGTTTGTGCCCGGTAGCTCGATTTCCTTCGTCTGGTCTGAACCAGCGATCTCATCGAACTTCGCCAACCCGGCGTCGGTTCTCTTCCACAAATCAACGATTGAGTTGTTCACTGTCGTTGCGTTAAAGATGTCTCCGATAACGTTCGGCGAAACCACGCCGTAGAACTTCCCTTTCTTGCAAGGAAGAACGTCGATCGAAACAAGCTGTTGCTTCATTTCACGTACGGTCGCCAAGTCTAGCGTGTATGGGGTTGATAGCAACCCGTTCTGGGAAACGTTGGTGTCAACGCTTGATGCGCTGTCAGCAACTGCGGAATACAACTCGCTGATGGATTGCCCGGCTTGGTAGCCAAGTTCCACGGCGCTGTTGCCAACGAGTTCGTCAATCGAGCTAGCGATTGCAAATGCGCTGAAGTTAGAATAGTTATTCCATTCACCCACCTGAGCGGGTGCTGAAATCTGCGAAATGATTTCTGGTGCTCCGACTGTACCGTCGGCGTTCTGTACCGTGTCTCCTGCCAGCGTATTGTACTGGAAGAATTGACGGTTAATACCCATGTGCAATCCTTGCACACGACGCTCTGCTACAGTAACAAAAGCGTCTGTCTCACCCTTTAAGTTCGGGATGAGTTCCTTATCGAACAAGATAGCTTGCGCGGTAAGTACGTTTGAAACGTTTGATGCTGATGGGTTTGGTCCCATGTTTGTGTTTCCGAATCTCAAGCGTCACGCTTTCGCGTGCAGCAAATTAACGATACGGTATTCCTGCCGCATCGAGTTGTTTGACATAATTAGGGTCGCGCAACTTCTTGCGGAATTGTTCAGGACTCATAGTCTTAATGGCTTTCACCAAATCTGCTCTTGTAGTGGTTGTCGGTTGTTGCTGGACTTCGGGACGTGCTGCAGACATCGTTCCTGGTGGCAAACTGCCGTTCACTCCCGGTCTACGGGCAGGCGGAGCGGATTGTGCCGCTGCTGCAGGCGTAGGTGCCGGGGCCGTCGGTGCCGGTTGAGAAGACGCCGGTACTGCGGTTGATGGGATTACTGGGGTCGCAACAACGGGCGCTGCTATTGGCGGCGCTGGCGCTGCTGGAGCCACAGTTGCTACTGCCGGGGGATTGACCACCGGAGTAACGGGTACTGGTTCAGATACAGCCTGACGTTCAGGCTTTACTATCTGGTTCTTGCACGCTATCAATGCCTTATCAAGATTGTCGTAAGTGAAAGGCAAGTTATTAGACTTTAGCCAATCTCCTACGATGTTTGAATTAGCCACGATAGGTGCGAAATCTTCTTTGTGATCTTCCATCCAAGTATCAGCAATGATTCTGGCGTGTGCTCTAGCCGCATCTTCTGCGATTTTAGCTTCGCGCTCAGCTTGGACGGATTTCTTAACTGCTTCCTGCATCTTGACAGGATCTTGTTCTTTGACGGCTTCCGCGGAAAGCTTTTCGCTCTCTTCGTGAAGCTGCTTGGCGGCTGCGCTCTGTTCAACAGATTGCAAAGCGGCTGCCGATTGCTTAAACCGATTGTTCTTTACGCGCTCTGCATAACGCACAGCATTGATGTGGGCATCCCGCTGTTTCTGGGAAACTTCTTCCCACGACCAACCTTCAATGTGCGTCGGGCGACCGATTGGCCGACCTTCTTCGTCTGTGGCCTGATAATCGACCACAATCTTTTTCTTTTCCTCTGGCGGTGGAGGCGGTGCAGCGGCTGCCTGGGCGGCAGCTTCTGCTTCAGCAGCCTGCTGTGCGGCTAAGGCCTCGTCAACAGCAATCTGCTCTGCTTCCTCTGGGGTCGGAACCCGTTTTGATACCGGAACATAATCCGGATCGTTTACCATCTCGTAGGCAATTTTCTTGCCTTCTGCTGATGTTAGAAGCATGTTAAGATCTGCAAGCTCTTGAGAGGCTGGTGCAATCTTTCCGGCTTCCTTTTTGAATTCGTCAAGCGTGGCTTGTTGCAGCCATTCTAGTGTGAATTTACTCATTTTATCCTCGGTCTAATTCATTCTACTGCGCTCCCGTTACGGGAGATTACAACTTCTACTTCAATCTACATCTTTCATCGGGAATGGCCTATGCTTCAAAGTCGGATGCCACACATCGCCTTCCATATGACCTGTTGCACCTGTTGGCGGACCTGTGTGGCTTACTGCGAATGGCTTGAATTCTGTTGGCTTCGTATCAGATGAAGAACCTTCGCGGAAATCTTTTGCCATCTTATACGAGGCATTCTCAAACTCATTTCCACCACCGCCCGATAAGGCTTCACCTTTCTTTGCAATATCGAGCGCCCCGCCCATAGCCCCTTCTAGTGAAGTTAATGCACTTGTGGCATTCCCCATAAATTCTCTCCAATATTACGACTTCGTTTCTTTCTTGGGCTTCGCTGGGTGTATGCCAAACGTTTTCTTAATGGCTTCTATCGGTTCGCCCTTGACAGCAGAGTGAATGCCGAAGACTTCACCTACGGCACTCACTGCTATCTTTTCTTCCTCAACTTCTCTCTTAGTAATCGCTTCTACGTGTGCGTAAATCGATTTAAAAAAGAGATCGCTGAACTCTGTTATATTCCGGGCACGACGCTGACGCTCTATCACTTTACGATCGGCGTTTGCGTCTTCGGGATTGACTTTAAAGGTGTCCTGTTGGGCACGAAGACAAGCAGCATTCCCTATCTTTTCAACAATTCTCCAGCCGGGACTCATCTTCGTCTGAGCGAGCAAGGCTCGTTCCGCCGGTGATAAATCGTCGCATAGAATTGTTTGTACTTCTTTATCTTCTGCCATGGACATTCCTCATTACAACGCTGTATTTGAGCCGTAACCCGTATTGCCTGCCTCGCCCGTTTCCATTTCTGGTTCTGTTGACTTTTCGATAGCCGCGCGGAAAGCCTCGTTACCGGCCTTGCCTAGCTGCTTCTGATCTTCTTGTGTCTGTTCCTGCTGGAACTTCTGAGCTTGCATTCGCATTGCGCTCTGGGCTTGTGCCTGTTGCAATGCTGCCGGAGAATTGGCTTGATGTCTCTGCTTCTCGTCTGGCGTCATTGGCCGCAAGAAACTCTGGCTAAACTTCCAACCGGCTGCATCAACGAAAGCCTTGAAGATTGCTGGCGCGTCAAATTGATATCCTGCGTCATTAGCATTCGCTACGAACGTAGGATTATTTAACAACTGAATCATGATTGGCAAAGCCTGCGCCATTTCTTTCTTCTGGCCAAGTTTTGAACCAGCCAATACTTCGTACTCAATCTTGGCTTCACGGAACTCCATGTGGTCAACCAAGTATGGTGTACCCAACTCATCACCGAGTACATCCCGCATCACAGATGCCGGGAGTAATACGTTATTTAGTTCGTCCATCTGATACAGCCACGGTTCGAAAACCTGCCGTACGAATCTGCCCGTCGGGCCATCTAGGCGTGAAGCATTAGCCTGTATAACGGCTGCCGCACCCGTGCCTGAACGCATACCGGTGGTCTTGATGCCTGCGGCTCCGGCACCTTGGATAACCTGTTCGTTGGCTCCTGAAGTGGAAGCCCCTGCGCTCTGGGCCGCTGCGATAAACTGCCATGCTTCGCTTGGAACACCCGGCATTTCAAGGAACTTGAAAGCCTTGTCCACGTCTTCTTCAACGTCAATGATTCCGCCTTGGCGCCACTTTACGTTCTGCGTCAAAGTATTGAATCCCTTCTTACGTACCGCGGTCGGCTGCAAACCATAGTTCAACAAATCGAGAGCAAGATTAGTTACGCCTTGTTCGACAATCTGTTCTGAACCAATCAGTAAACCTAGACCTTGGCCATAGAAGCAATCTGGAATATTACGCCAGTTGAACGAGAAGAACGGAATCTTCCCGTACGGGTTCTCTTCGTTGCGGATTAGAACGTTGTGCCCATTAAAGCACAACACAACAATCACGCGCTCGTCATCCCAGCGTTCCAAAATCTCCATCGGAGCTTTATCTGGATCGGCAGAAGTCTTGTAGCTGCGCGGCATTGCGTGCTGCAGATAACCCATCATCCCTTCTGGGATGGTCATGGTGATGTTATCTGGACCTGATGTAATGCCGCCAGAAAATACATTTCTAAGCACATCTTCTGCCGGAATGCTATAGCCTTCGACTCCGCGCAACTGATTCAAATCTGAATAAGTCGCGTAGTCGCGATAAACAACCCAGCCTGCTTTGCGAATATCGCCTACACGGCATCCCGGGTTGACCAACACTGTACGAATGTCAGTATGCTTAATCCAAGGATGTGAAATCTTCTTATCGTAAAACTCAACTTCGTAATCATCCGAATCTGGCGTATCAACCAATTTGATTGAACCGTCTGGCTGTGGAAGGGCTAGTTTCTCGCCCTTGCGCTTGTACCGACGAATCTTTTTCGTATATTCGGTGAAGCCGTATTTCATGATGCCAGTGCCAAGCAGCGCGGCCTGATCGAGCGTACGCTCTACCTCTTCCTCGAAGTCCATTGCCCCGAGTTGGGCTGCAAATATCGCGGTCTTGGCTTGGACGACGTTTGGAAGAGTGCCTGGGCGCGGGCGTAGCAAAAACGGTGGATCTTC